TGTAAATAGTTCTGGTCTGATTGGTATCATAATCCGGATCATCTGTTCCTACCGGAGTACCATCTGCAAAATATCCGTTTGAAGATCCGTCATCGCCATAGCTGCTGCTATCATAGGAGCTTCCGTCATAGGAACTTCCGTCAGAAGAAGCTGCATCTGAAGCAGCTCCATCTGAAGATGTTCCCTCTGCTGTTGTTCCATCTGCTGTTGTACCGCCAGCTGCTGTTCCATCCGCTGTTCCTGTGCTCTCTGTATCTGCTGCACTGCTTCCGGTCTCAGGTGTAGCTGCTTTCAGACCTGATTCTCCGGCAATCTTAAAGGAATCTACAGAAGCCTTGATCTTTGCCAGGGAATCCTCTTTTTTGACAGATCCTGCTACACTGTAAAACTCTGTAGTATTATCTGTAAAATATTTATTTACCACATATGCATACTCGCTCTTGTCATTCAGATAATGAACTGTATAGCTGTATACATTTATTCCGCTTACTTCCTCTGACTTGTAATCCTGGATCTCAAAGTCTGTACCCTCAACCAGATTGTCAGCCTTTACCAGGGCAGATGCAGTATCCTGAGAACTTGGAATGATGGCTACAGACATAGCCTCATCTCCGGAACCATGCAGAACCAGAAGCTTGCCCTGATCCGGTGATTCAAAGCTTACCATA